ATTCACGCATCGAGGTTTTAGTTTGGTTTGACAGGTCGGGAAAATTTCAAAGCAAAGAAATAAAAAAAGGCGAAAAAGCCGACGCAAACGTCGACGGCGAAAGGAAAACGTTTCACTTTTTAGAAGCAAAAACGACGGACGATTTAATAAAATTGGCAAAAGACAGTTTGCAAAAATATTATTATACAGGATTTAAAGGGAGTTTTTTAACGTTTGGAACGCCAAGCGTAGATTTTGGCGACAATGCCGAAATAATAAACAACCTTTTGCCCGAACAAAACGGAACTTATAAAATCAAAGCCGTTAACATTATGGGCGGGGTTAATGGATTTCGTCAAAAAATAGAATTAGACTTTAAAATTAAATAAAATGGCGGATTTAACGAGAACAATTCAGGAATTAGCAGGAACGCGAAATCAGGACGAAGTTAAATTGTACCAATGCAATGTTAATTCGGTCGATTTAAGCAAAAGAACGGCAAACGTTACAACAATAACAGGGACGGCAAATATTACGTTTGACGCATTGTTAACGGCGGGAATTTCGGACGGGTTTGTAATTACGCCCGAAATTGACTCAATGGTTTACGTTATCATGTCAAAATATACGTTGCCTTTTATTGTTACATTTTCGGACATTACGCAATTTGACATCATGGGCGGGGAGTTTGGCGGATTGGTTAAGGTTGTGGAACTTACGCAAAAATTAAACAGTTTGGAAAATAAAGTCAACGAAATTATTAGTACCTTTGGAACACACACGCACACCGTTACAGCGGTAGGCGCGCCGACTTCGCCAACATCAACCCCAATTGCGGGAAATTTGACGATTTCACAGCGCGCCGACATTGAAAATATCAATATTAAACACGGAAAAAATGGCGATTAGATACGACTTTGGATTAGATAACGACGGCGATTTATTATTCGCAAACGGCGATATTTCAATCGTTGAAAGCGACAAACAACATATTATCGACACTTGCAACGCTTTTGTTGGTTGGTGGAAGGAATTTCCTTTGGACGGCGTCGGAATTGGCAATTTTTCCAAATCGGTAGGCGGTGCGCAACAGTTAGCGCGAAAAGTTAAAATCGAATTAGAAAAGGACGGGTATAAAGTCGACAACCCCGTCGTGGAATTTGACGAAGAAGGAAAATTAAATTTATACCCAAATGCAAGTATTTAAAGAATTCCAACAGGGTTGCACAATTTTTGACGTCGTTTTGGAATTGTATTTGTCATTAAATTTATTGCCAAAATTAATTTTTGACAATGGAATAACAGACATAAACGCAATAACAACAACAGGACAAAAATTCATATACGATACCGAATTTATTTACAACGAAAAAATGTCGGACGAAATAACAAAAAAAAATTATAAGTTTCGAACGGGCGATTTTAGCGTACCGCAATATAAATTTTTACCTAACGACGCGTATGTAATTAGTCAAATTGATAATGGTAATTCCGCGTATTTATTTGGAAGTTTTACAGGATATAGTCAAAACAATACACCTTCGAGACATATTATAAAATTAAACCAAGATTTAACAATTGACACTTCATTTAATGTAGGGACAGGGTTTAATTTGACAACTTATTTAGGCGAGGGAATAATACAACAACCCGACGGCAAAATAATAGCTTTCGGCACGTTTACGTCATATAACGGAACGTCAAGCGTTAGAATAATTAGATTAAATACTGATGGCAGTATTGACAATAGTTTTGTCACAGGTAGTGGGTTTTACGGTCAATCAATTAATTATACATGTGGGGCGTCAATGGACTCATTGGGGAATATTATTGTTCCTGGAAGGTATAACCAATATAATGGCGTTAATCCACCTATGGCATTTTTAACAAAGTTAAAAAGTAATGGCGTCATGGACATGACATTTTCAGCGTCAACAAGTTTTAATAATATACCTTTTTGTTCTTTAATTAATTCAGACGACTCCATGTTTATTGGTGGGGGTTTTAGCACTTTTAGTGGCGCGTCAGCTAACCGTATTATTAAATTAAACTCTAACGGAACAAGGGACAATAGTTTTGCAGTTGGAACAGGATTTAATAATAACGTTACAGGATTTTTAAGAATATCAGGAGAGACCTCGTTTTACGTTTTTGGAAGTTTTACAACTTATAAAGGTATTTCCGCCAACAGGATTATAAAATTAAATTTGGACGGAACAATTGACAATAGTTTTGCAAGTGGTTCAGGATTTAATAACGCTACTTCTTATTCATTATCTGTTATTTGGACAAATAAGTTATTAATTCAAGGAGCTTTTACCTCTTATAACGGTATACCGTCACTTTATAACATTATATTGAATTCCGACGGGACAATATTCCAATCATTTACGACTGAATATGAAATAATGTTTGCAATTGGCAATAAATTATACGGTTCAAAACCTAACGATTATTTAAAACTAATAAAGACTAATTCGACACCAATATTTTAATATAAAAAAAATAAATAATTACGACAATGGCTTTAGATTTTACACACTTAAAGGGCGATACATTCGAAGCGGTAAACCTTCAAATGCTTGTTAATTCAGTTGCTTTAAACTTAACAGGTTGCACGTTAAGAATGCAATTAAAAAAAGAATACGGGGGGGTTGCGTTTTTATCTTTAACCTCGGTTGCAAGTGCGGGAATAACTATAACAACTCCCGCAAGTGGTTTGTTTAAAATTAACAGGCAAATAATTAACATCGACGCTTTTAACTATATTTACGACATTGAATTGATAAAAGCGGACGGAACGGTTAAAACATACATAAAAGGCAATTTTTCGATAACTAACGACGTGACAAGATAATGGCAAACGATATAATAGACATAAATGTAATCCAAACAGTTGAGACGGTCGAAATTACGGTGACCCCAAATTTAACGACTGTTAATATTAATCAAATTACAGGCGGTGGCGGTGGCGGTGGCGGTGGCGTTACAAATTTAAGCACAACGCAAACCGATACTAATTTTACTATTAATAGCGATACAGGAGACGACGCAATCGTACCGTTAGGAAATGGAACGTTAGCGGGTGCAACTATAAACGATTACACCACAACTGAAAAAACAAAATTATCAGGAATAGCGACAGGAGCGGAGGTTAATGTTAACGCTGATTGGAATGCTACTACTGGAGACGCACAAATATTAAACAAGCCTACAATTCCCGACGTAACTACGTTAGTTACTTTAGCGACTCCCCAAACTATAATAGGTACTAAAAGATTTGGGTCAACTTCTGTTTATACAGATATATATGGTTCGGGGGGATATGTGGAATTAAAAAACACGGGAATTAATGCAACAACTCAAATTTTTTCAGACATTTATAGCACTATAAGAGATTATGGAAGCTATTTAAACTTTGTAAGAATATCAAATAGTGGAATTATTATAAAAACAAACACTTCAAATGATTTTAATGTTTTTGGGAGTATAAAATCAGATTTACTAACTCTTGGTAGAACTTATCAACTACCAAACAAATCGGGAACGTTAGCTACAATAGACGATATACCAATTGCAACAGATTTTTTACCATACACAGGAGCGACAAGCGACGTAAATTTAGGCGAATACGGCATACAATTAGGAAATTTGGAGTTTGACAATACGCCAACGAATATTCCAACTACCGTTGGGTCAATGTATTACAACGACACCGACGGAACGTTAGATTTAATATTAAAAGGTGGCAACGTTAAGCTACAAATAGGGCAGGAGTCAGTAGTCCGAGTAGTAAATAAAACCGCCACAAATATAGATTTATTAGAATCGAATTACCAAGCAGTAAGGGTTACGGGTGCGCAGGGGCAAAGAATGAAAGTTGATTTAGCCCAAGCGACGACCGACGGATTAAGCGCCGAAACAATCGGTTTAGTAACTGAAACAATCGCAAACAATCAGGAAGGATTTGTAACGACAAGCGGATTAGTTCGAAATATTAACACGACGGGGAGTTTACAGTCGGAAACATGGGCAGACGGCGACGTTTTATATTTATCGCCAACAGTTGCGGGAAGTATAACAAAAGTAAAACCAATCGCCCCAAATCATTTAATTGTTATCGGGTACGTTATTTCGGCACACGCAACGCAAGGAACTATTTTTGTAAAAGTCGATAACGGTTACGAATTGGACGAATTGCACAACGTAAATATAACAAGCGAAGCAAACGAAGACTTTTTGCAATACGAAAGCGCGACGCAACTTTGGAAAAACAAGGCGTTAACAGGCACTTTAATAAAATCAAAGTTAGGTATTACAACTTTAAGCGGGGACAATACAGGCGACCAAAATTTAAGCGGTTACGCGCTTTTGGAAAGTCCTACATTTTCAGGGACGCCGTCATTACCGACGGGAACTATTGCCGTAACCCAACCAAGCGGGGACAATACAACTAAAATAGCGACAACGGCTTTTGTAGCGAACGCAGTTAGTGCAGGATTAGGGGTAACAGTAAGCCCGCAAGATACGTTTTCAACTGCAAATATTGCAACCGTTACGGCTTCTCAATATAACGCTTTTGTAATAGCGGGGACGGTTAGCGCTACAACTTTATATTTTATAACTGCATAACATGGGAATAAAAATAGGAAGTATAAACGCCGATACAAGCGTAAAGTTAGGAACTACAACAATTCAAAGCGGATATATAGGGACAAATCTAATATTTGGTAATCAATTAATTAAAATTTTAGATATTTTTCCAACAGCGCATCACGCGTATTCATTGCGAAAATTAAGAAGTGCATACAGCGGATTTTGTTTAAGAATTAGACGAACAACAACAACGCCAAGCGTAACCACGACGACAGTAGATTTAAGTTTTGACTCAAATAATACAATAAGTTTAAATAGCGCTATTACTTACGTTTCGGGTACTGCAACAACCGCGACAAATTTAGGTCAATTTTGCGCGTCAATTCTTAATGGTTATACAAATCCCGATTTAGTAAATATAAATCAAAATATTTTTGTTGTAACTTGGTTTGACCAAAGCGGTAACGGTAAAAATCCAACAAATGCAACCGCAGGACAACAACCAAGATTAGTTAACGGCGGAAATTTGGAAACGTCAGGCGGAAAAGTTGCCGTTAGATTTACAAGGGCATCGTCTAATAATTTAAGCATAACAGACACAACGGCAAATATCAATAACATGTCATCTTATTGGGTTGGGGCGTTTGTTACAACTGTAATCAATCAAATTGGTTATTCATTGGCAACAGCAAACAGGTTTTATTTTCCTTACATTCCTGGTGCAAATACTTTTGCGGCTTATAATACATCAACAACGGCAATACAATTAGACACGGGAGTTTCAACAAATAGAAAATTATACGAATTATTAGCGCCGTCGCCTTTAAATTCTGCAGTTGTTCAGGGTTGGACAAATGGAGTTGCTAAAACAACTTTTGCGATTGCAACGGCTTTTGCAACTCAAACTATAACTTTAGGAACAGGGGGAACTTTATATTTTGACGGATATATACAGGAAGTTATCGGCTATCAATCAAATACAAATAGGGAAGGAAAAGAAAGTAATATAAATAGTTTTTGGCAAATATTTTAATAATGGAAAAATATATATTTAATACTTACGAAGAAGCACAAATAGCGTTAAACACCGTAAATGCTTATTTTGGCTTGCCATGTGGCGAAACATTAAATTGGACAGACATACAGGAAGGCGACGGATTTTGGTTTTTGGAATCCGACAGATTGGGCGAAGTTTTAGGATAAACTTTTTTAAACCAATAAATTGTAATAAATTTGGGCTTTAATACTCACAACGCAGTTATAACAGAAGCCGAAAAAATACAGTTAAAACCTGAAAATACAAAATAAAAAATGAAGTTTTTAAATTATTTGCTTACAAGTTTAGCGCTTTTTTACGTTCCAATTACAGGACTTTTAATTGGCGTCGGAGTCGCAATCATTTTCGATACATTTACGGGAGTTTTCAAATCGATAAAATTAAAAGGATTTACCGCAATTCGAAGTCGAATTTTAAGCAATATAATTTCAAAAATGGCATTGTACGAACTTTGTATTTTAGCACTTTTTGCGATTGATTACTATGTTTTAAACGAATTTATAATCATGACTTTTGGCATTGATTTTATGTTTACTAAAATTTGCGCTATTATGTTAATATTTGTTGAATTAGTAAGCATCAAAGAAAACATCGAAGAAACTTTCGGAGTTGACCTTTGGAAACTATTAAAAAAGTCATTTAACCGCGCAAAGGAAATCAAAGCCGACGTTAACGAAATAACAAACTAATGGACAAAATCACAATCGAGCGCATAAACAAAGCACACCCGAAAATAAGACAGGAGCTTTTGTCGTTATATTCGCAATGCAATAAACTTTTACCCGCAGGCGTTCGCTTGCGGTTTGCTTATGTATTCAGAAGCCCCGAAGAACAACGCGCATTGTTTTTACAACGCCCAAAAGTAACCAACGCCGACAGTTGGCAAAGTATACATAATTACGGACTTGCGTTTGACATTGTTATTTTATACGATAAAAACGGCGACAAAACGTTTGAGGTTGCAAGTTGGGACAATAACGAACATTGGCAAACCGTAGTTAAATTTTTCAAGTCAAAGGGTTACGAATGGGGGGGCGATTGGAAAAAATTTAAGGACGCCCCGCATTTTCAAAAAACTTTCGGTTTTGATTGGCGGGTTTTAAAACAACGCATCGACAACGGAATAACGATAGTTGACAACGGTATAACTTATGTAAAATTTACACCATGAAATCAATTTTAAAAATACTTTTTATCATTTTGTTGACGTCAACATTATGTTCATGCAGTACCCGAAAGGTTCAAAAATCGACCGAAGTACAAAAAGAAACAACAACCGAAGCGACAAAAATTGACGAAGTTAAAACCGATAACACAAAAATAAATATTGTCGAAAATAGCGACGAAACGATTATCGAACCAATAGACACAATCGCGCCAATGATTATAAACGGCAAGGTTTACAAAAATGCCCGTTTAAGACGCATAAATAAAAAAGTCGAAACAAATATCGTAAAAGATATAAAACAAGCTAAAACAACGGTAAAACAAGCCAAAAAAAAGACATTACACGAAGTAATTAAAAAAGATATTCAAAAAAAGTCAGTTTCGTGGTGGTGGTGGTTACTTTTAATAATTCCAATTTATTATTTATTCAGGAAATACAAAGATTTGATTTGGTTTATTTAAGACAAACGCCCGTTAATTAGTTAACGGGTTTTTTTATGCAAAAAAAAACAGGCAACAAAATCAATTGCGCCCGTCCTTTCACTTAAAAAAATACGGCATTATGAGAACCGAACGACAAAGTTAATAATTTTAATTTATAAACAACCCAACAAAACGGCGTTTCTTATTTAGAATGATTATAAATTAACTATTTTTTATTTAATTGTGTTGTGTAATTGAAATGTATTTATATCTTTGACCCAACAAATAAAAAAACACAAATTATGACAACAATTCAAAAAAACAGTATTTTAAAAGCGACTTCGGTTTGTGACTCAAATTGTGTATGGTTCGCAAAAGTAATCGAGCGCAAAGGAAATTTTGTTGTTGCGGTAATCAACAACGAAATTGTTAGAAAAAAAGTAAATGTTTTTAACGGACAGGAATTTGTTTACTTATTGGGTAAATATTCAATGGCGCCAATTTTTAAACTAACGAACTAAAAACAAAATCGGGGGCGCGACCGACTAACGCGCATTAACTTTTAAAAAACGGAAATTATGAACAAAAATTTAGGATTACTAATTGCGCAGGCTTTAGACTTTGATTTGTTTTGGAACATTCGAATAGGCTCGGACGAAATAATATTGTACGGGGACAATACCGCAAAAATACAAAAGTACCTTTTATCAAAAGGGTTTGAAAAATTCGACTATTTATACGAAAACGACAAAACAAAGGCGGAATTTAAAAAAGACAATATCAGGGTGGCGCTATTGCCAAAATAAAAACAAAACAGGGGCGCGACTGTATAACGCGCATTAACTTAAAAATCAATTATTATGAAATCATTTTTATTAAAACAAAAATTTCAAATTTATTTTATTATCGTTTGCGCGTTGTATTTTATCGGGCGCATTATTGTACAACAATTTTAAACATTTAAAACATGGCACAGGAAACAAAAAGCAAACGCGGGCGCAAAGCAATTGACCCGCAGGACGTCAAAAATTTACGATTTCAGTTAGTATTTTCGCAAAAACAAATTAACGCCGTTGGCGGTCGCGAAAACGCTTATAAACTTTTAAAAAACGCAATCAAATGTTAAAACTAAAAAACGGTTATTGGACGTTAAAAAGCAAAAAATATCAGGACTTAAACGCAACGGGAAAATTGATTTTCGATTTATTAATTTCAGACAAAAAAAACGAATTAATTACGTTGTGTAATCCAAAAAAAAAACTATCTTTGCGCAACTTAAAAAATCAAAATTATGAATTTAGACGACTACATACAGGGAACGTATAACCCCGACAACCCCGCAAATTGGGACGAAGACGAAAACGACGAAATTGACGTCGACGAAATCGAAGTTTTAGATTTCGAATTATTAGAAACAAATTAATCACTTTAAAAATTAAAATTATGAGCAAAGACCTTTATTTCGAATTTAAGGCGGAACAAATGGCGACAATGTACGCGCCAACGTTCACAAAAAAAGAAGCCGTATTGACAGGCAAACGAATGGTCGACGACCTTTTGGAAAAGGGCGAAGTTGACCCGTTGCAAGTTTGGACAAACATTTGCAGACTTAAAGAAGTCGTTAATTCCGCAGACGCAACGTTCAGGGACAAAATCGAAATTCTCGAAAAGACAGACAAAAACGGCGTTGAATTTAATTATACAAACGGCGGTAATACGGTCAATTATTCGGACGACGAAATTTATAACCAATTAAAAGCGGATTTAGACGCCCGCGTCGAACTTTTAAAGTTGGCACAAAAGCAAACAATAATAGACGCATACGGGAACGACGTTCCAAAAGTCGGGACGACACCGCGCAAAAGTTCAATCACAGTAAAATTTTAACAAACACTTTAAAAATTAGAAATTATGGCAATCACAGCAAAAAAAGGAAATTCGTTTGAAAGGGAATTAATCGAAGCGGGAAATTACGTTGCCCGTTGTTACAAAATGGTCGAAATCGGAACGTGCGACGAAGAATATCAGGGAATAAAAAAGACAGCGCACAAGGTGCGAATTGGGTTCGAATTACCAACCGAATTAAAGATTTTTAACCCTGAAAACGGCGAACAGCCTTGCGTTATTGACAAAGAATTTAGTTTGTCATTACATGAAAAATCGACTTTAAGACGTTATTTGCAAGGTTGGAGAGGCAAAGCGTTTACAGACGAAGAAGCCGAAGCGTTCGACATTACAAAACTTTTAGGCGTTCCGTGTATGTTAAACGTTATCCACAAGCCAAGCGTAAAAGACCCGACAAAAATTTATCAGGAAATCGACTCAATTTCGCCAATGCCGAAGGGTTCAGTTTGTCTCGCACAGGTTAACGAAACATTTATCTTTGAATTTGAAAACTTTGACGAAGACAAGTTTAACACTTTGCCCGATTTTATAAAAGAAAAAATCGCAAAGACGCCCGAATATAGGGAAGCGATTTCGCAAACTGTTGAAGCATCGCCGTTTTTAGAAAATAACGAAGACGTACAGCATTTTATTTAAAAAATAGTTTTATATTTGCATTGTAGTTACGGTTTGCCGACATAGTAACTTAAAAATATTACAAAAACCCTACAAGGATAAAGAACGGCAAACCTCTTTTGAATTGTGGGGTTTTATTTTTTAACTAAATAGTTGTCGGTAATCTTTAAACCGTTAAAAAAATGGAAAATGTAACTTTAATTTTTAAGGGTTCAGAAGAAAGCGGAACGGATAAAATAGAATTAATTTGCGAATGTAATATTTTTAATGAAATTACAATTTCATTAAAGGACATTGAAGAAATTGAACCGTATAATTTTCAATATATTAGTTTAAGCAAACAAACAGCCGTACGGCTTGTAAGAGAATTAAAAAAACAAATTGGATTTATAGAAAGCGAGGTTCTAAATGGCTAAAGATAAAAAATCGTTTTTAGTTTATAGCAATTGGGCGCAAACATTTGAAAACTTGACAGACGACGAAGCGGGAAAATTAATCAAACACGTTTTTAGATATGTTAACGACGAAAAGCCAATCGCACCCGACCGAATTACAGAAATTGTTTTTGAACCTTTAAAAGCGGTATTAAAAAGCGACTTAATTAAGTACGAAAACGTAAAAGAAGAAAAATCTATTTCAGGACGAACAGGTAATTTAAAACGTTGGAATAATGATTTATTTTTATTAGTTGAAAGTAATAAAATGACTTTAGAAGACGCGGAAAATATAGCTAAAAATCGCAAAACATCGGTAAGCGATAAAAACGTCGCTAATGCGATAAAAACATCGCATAAAATCGCTGTTAATGTTAATGTTAATGATATTTATAAAAAGTTATTATCGGAAATAAAAATTTCCGACGTTCCAAGCGATTTACATTTGTATTTTCAAATTGCAAAAGATTTTCAAAATTTATTTATTAAAAATCTAACGCAAAGAAACGCACCAATAAAAAACCAACAAAACGCAACTTTCAAAAATTACGTCAACCCGATACGTTTAGCAATTATAAACAACGAATGTACAATTAATGATTTGCGGGACGTTTGGCAATATTTAGACAGTCCGCAGGGCGATTTTTGGAAAACCAATATTTTGTCAACATCAAAATTGCGGGAACAAATACAAAAATTAGTTATGTCGGCACGCGAAAATAAAAAACAACCTAAAAAAATCGATAAATTATGACAATTGAAAAAGCAATGCAACGGATAGTTTGGCGGGTTTCAAACGGAACGCATACACCAAACCAAAACGACGTCGAAGCCGTCACAATAGTTGCGGAATGGATAAACAGACAAAAGACGCAGGAATTACAACAAAACAGACTATTTGCCAAAATGTACGTTTATTGCTTTGTCAACGAATTACAATTTTATCAAAATTTAAAATTTGCACAAAAAAGATTGCACGAAATATTAAAAACCCCATTAATTCAGTTATACAACGACTTTAAAAATAAATTAAACGAAGTCGAATTAAACAACTTAAAAAAATCGTTTGGTTTTTGTAATTTGCACCCGTTAGCCATGACCGAAGAACAAACACAAAAGGACGCCGATTTATTAAAAGAAAATTCCGAAGTTATACAAAAGTACCTTTTTGGTATTTGGACGGCGGAAAAGATAGAAAACGGGTTAAATAGTCAAATTTCGGAAGCAATAAACCAATACAAAAACTTAAATTAATAAAATTATGATTGAATTACCAAAAATCGAGTTGAAACCCGAACCACAGGAGCAGGAAATTAATTTTAAACAAATTCACGATTTCCAATTTGTTGACATCGACGAAGTATTAAAACCGCAACCCGTCGCAATTAGTATCGGTACAAGTCAATACAAAGGTCAAAATTACCCGATACCTTTTGGTAGTTACGGCGATTTTTCGTGTATTGTCGGGGCGTCAAAATCAAAGAAAACATTTTTAAAATCTTTGTTTACGGCTTGTTATATTGGCGGAAATTCCAACATTTATTCGACCGAAATAAAAGGGCATAACGTCGGTAAAAAATGGGTTATCGACATCGACACAGAGCAAAGCCAATTCCACGCCCAACGCGTTTTCCGCAGGGTTGCCGAAATGGTAGGGTCAAATCCTATCAATTACAAACCTTTTGCGCTTCGTACATTATCCGCAAGCGAACGTTTTAAATTCATTGATTGGATATTTAACGAAAGCCAATACAAAGGAAATATTGGTTTGTTAATAATTGACGGGGTCGCCGATTTGGTTAACGACGTTAATAACTTGGAGCAATCAAACGAAGTAAGCCAAAAACTTTTGGAATGGAGCGGGAACGAAAATTGCCACATAATAACAGTTTTGCACCGAAATTTCGGAAGTAATAAACCGACGGGTCATTTAGGTTCGGCGGTATTAAAAAAAGCCGAAACGGTCGTATTTGTAGAAAAGGAAAACGACGCCGTTTTGGTAACGTCTGAATATAGCAGAAACCAACCGTTTGAAAATTTTGCCTTTGAAGTAAATGCCGATTGGTTGCCTTGCGTAATTAACGAAACCGTGACACAACAGGAAATCGAAAAAATATTTAGTAATAAAACAAAACCTAACTTTTAAAAATTAAAATTATGAAATCAATGGACAAAATTATAGAATTGCATTTTAAAGACATAGAAAAATTTTCAATAAAATTTGCGGAATGGATTGCAAAAAATGGTTATGAAAAAATTTACAAACAAAAAAAAGGTTGGTGCGACACGTTTGAAATTGAAAACCATATTTTTGAAACTTCAAAAAGATACACAATAAAAGATTTATACGACAAATTTATAATTGACTTTTTATGTTCGTAAAACAAAACCAAACTTTTAAAAATTAAAATTATGAAATCAAACAAAATCGACGCGTTAAATTATCAATTAACGTCAGGAAAAGCGACAAGCGACAGGGCAAAAATATTGTTGGAAATTTCAAAAAAACCGTTAACAATTGAAAACCTTGTTTTAATGGGTTGGAAAATACAAACCGCGTCCGCGCGTTGTTCGGAATTAGAAGACTTGGGACTAATTAAAAAATTGTACAACCCGACCAATTCGTTTTCGTGGTTTCAATTCGTAAGCGACCCACAGGAACGCGAAGACTTGCGCGACGAAGTTTTAAACAACAAAAAAATAAAATATTTTGCAAAAGGTTTTGAAATGAGTTATTTGAAATGGGACGAAAACGGACAAATCGTTGCAAACTTTGATTATTTATTATAATGCAAAAAATAACAATCAGGTCAAACGTAAACGGCGGAAACCTGAAAAGAAACCGCAATTTAATTATTGACGCAATACGAAGTTTTGAGGGTAAAGAAGTTTTAATCACTTTTGAAAAATCAAAGAAAAAAAGGTCAAACCCGCAAAACGCTTTTTATTACGGCGTAATTATTCCAATAGTACAAAACTGTTTGCGCGACGCGGGTTATATCATGACAAACGAAGCGACGCACGATTTAATTAAATTAAAGTTTTTAAAAGAAGTGATTTTGACAAACGAAGACACGGGCGAAGTTGTCGAGCGGGTCAAATCGACGACGGAATTGTCAACGTCGCAATTTATGGACTTTGTCGCGGAAATTAGCATTTTTACAAACGAATATTTCGGGGTTATTATACCAAGCCCAAACGAAAACTTAACCTTAAAATTTGATTAATGGAAAATAAAATAAAACCCCGCAGGTGCAAAACTTGCCAAATAGTTTTTACGCCCTTGCGACAATTGCAGGGCGTTTGCGGTTACGATTGCGCAAAGGTTCACGCGGACAAATTAAAAGCCAACAAAGCAAAGCAGGAGCGCAAAATCTTAAAAGAAAAACTAAAAACCCATAAAGACTATTTGCAGGAATTGCAAAAAATTTTCAATACATACATCAGGGAACGGGACAAATTCAGGGGTTGCGTTTCGTGCGGTAAATCGTTAACAACAAAGTACGACGCGGGGCATTTTTACAGCGTTGGGAAATACCCAAATTTAAGGTTTAACGTTGACAATGTACACGGGCAGTGCGTCGAATGTAACCAACATCGACACGGCAATATAAATGAATATTCGTTGAGGTTGGGGGAGCGCATCGGTAACGACAAACTTTTAAAGTTAAACGATAGCAGGAACACCGTGACAAAATTGTCCGTTCCTGAAATCGAAGTTTTAAAAATCAAATACAGGGAATTAACAAAGATTTTGAAAAATGAACAAACAAAGTAAATTGCGCGCGGGTTGCCGTTGGCACGGAACAAAACAAGTTCCCGAACATTCCGAAATAAAAAAAGACAAAAACGGGCGCGAATGTTATTTGTCGGGAACGTTTATAAGGGACGGCGTTTGGTTTCATTCAATAAAATACATCGATAACGACGAATTTTATGTCGGTAGGTTTGAAGTTTTAAACCCGTTCTTTGAACGTAAGTAAAAAAATAAATAAAAAAATTATTGTTTTTGTTTGTGTAATTAAATTGTATTTGTATATTTGTCAAAACTTAAAAAATTAAAATTATGGAAAATTTGAACTTTGAAATTGACAACGACGATTTAAAATTATTGTATTTGCACACCCGCGACGCTTACAAAGGAATGTCGTTTGAAAAATGGGTAATTGAAGCAAAAAACGCGTTCAAAGATTATCACAACAGAAATTTAAACAATTTACAAAAATACGGGACGCCCAAAACATTTTCGCAATGGGTAAACGGTCAAATTATTTCACTAACTTAAAAAAAAACAAAAAAAATGAGCAATCAAAAAACGATTAAAAAGTACGAAAAGGCATTGGATATTATTCTATTTTGCGCCGAAGTAAACCCGTCAATTAATTTAACCCAATTACGCAAGGAATTAAAAATTAATAAAAATTTTATTCGGGCAATGCAACAACTTGCAATCATTAAAAACGTTGGAAGCCGTAAAGGCGCAAAATACATTGTATTAAAAAAGTTCACGCCCGAATTATCTTTGGAAGTTTTAAACCTTGCGACAAAAATTTCGAAAAACACAAAGCAATCAATTATCGAAAAACATTTCGGGGACGTAAAACCAAAAAGAACGTTTTTGCAAAGATTTTTAGACTTTTTTAAATATTAATAAATGGGTTTATTTAAAGAACTGTTTTACAAGTCCCGCAGGACTCAAAACGAATTAGCAATCGTTTTAAATTATACGCCCGCCAATTTATCAATTTTGAAGCGCAAACAACCGCCTTATTTCGTTAAATTAGAAAACGCAATGTCTACGCTTGGAATTGATTATTTAGAAGCACACGAAGGAAATTTAACTATTACAATACAATTAAAATGCAAAGAATAGAAAAGCTAATCGAAGCCGAAATACCTTTTGCGGTTATGAATTATAAAAAGACTCCCGCAGGGTTGCCAAGGAACGCGTTTGAATTGGTAGTAATAAACCCCGAAAATGGCGAAATGAATATTTTACCGCTCGACCCGTTAGATATTAAATTATTAAAAAGCCGAAAGCATCAAAGGCAAATCGTAATAAAAAACAAAAATGCAGACGGTCAAGTTTATGAATTTATGAATTTTAAACAAGTTTACGACGACGCAATTAAAGAATTTGAAAAGTTAATGAACGAATACAGCAAAGCACAATTAAATTAAAATTATGAAGTATATTTTAGTTTTATTAGCATACGAATTTATGCGGTCGAAAATGATTTGGCTTTGGTATTATTTAATAAAAAAAGGGGAACAATGAAAATCACAATCGAAAGTTACGGACAAAAGCACACGACTGAATACGAAAACGACGATTGCACGTTGGACGAATATATAAACACTTTTTTCAATTTGCTAATTGCAAACGGATTTCATAAAGAATCGGTTTTGCAGGGTTTCAAAGATTACATTCAAGACATCGAGCAATGATACACCCAAAACACAAATTTAACAACGGAAACGGCGCTACTCTTTGCAATAATTGCAGTAAGGTAATAAACAAAGGATTTACCGACGCATTATACTGTAATGAAATATGCGAATCAAAACACAATTTAAAATTAAATTTTACCGACAAAGAATATCGACAACAAATTGACGAACAATTTAAACAGATAAAAGAGCGAGCAAATAATTACATGAAACTAAAAAAGAAATGAAAAAAGAAGATTTAATAATTAGAATTTGCGAAATTGGAATAATAGTAATAACTATTATATTATTAACAATGTCAATTTACGAAGTAATAAAATGAAGCAAAAAATAATCGACAAATTAAACCAAGGTCAAGAAATTG